TCACACAGCAACGACATGGCCTTGCCACGAAGCAGAGCCAGGTGTTTTCGTGGATCATTACGAGTAGTGCTGGATGACCACCCGAAGTCCGCCACGGCCTCCATTGGATCAATGAGGTTGTCTCCAACGTCGGGGTGGCTGACGAGACCACAAAATGAGCTTTCAGACATCGACGCACGCACCTGCATCTTTACTTCGAAGCCGCAGCGGGCGAAATCTCGATCGTCAGGCACTCCACGGCCGTCAGGTTTCAGTACGATCTGCGCCAGACCGTCATCGCCTTCGACAGTGATGAAGTAACTGCCAGGATGGTAACCTTTTTTGTGTAGCAAGTAGGTGGCAAGACAGAGGTTTGTCCATCCATTTCCGACGGAGGTCACCATGTCTCCGCTCATGCGGCGACCATGGACGTACACATCAAAGCCACGATAGGAGATGCGGTTCAATCCTGTAAGCGTAGCCTTAATGGTGCGAAGCACCTCTTCACGTTCGGGGAGATTCTTAAGCATGTATGAATAGAGCTGCATCTCGCACAGGTCGATCACGTCAGGGGTCATGTGGGCCTCGAAGGCTGTGTGATCGGTCTCCAAGACACACGCCCCGTTCAATGTCTGCGCGTGCAGATATCGCGGACGGTCACAGACAGGGATGTGTTTGATGAAGCACTTAACCCCAGGCATCAGCTCAATATCGTAGACGGCCTGCTCGATGACCGACGAGATGGGGCCGAGAAACGATTTGAATTCATCGCCTCGCACATTCAGACCACGGTGGTGCTTGAAGGTGCGGTACTTCTCCCGCTTCATGCGCCCTTTGAGTCGTCGAAAGGGCATTGCAGAACCGCGCTCTTCATATCTCTGACGCGCGGCATCATACTGCATTATGCGGGAATTGCTGTAGCCGACGTCATGTAGGTGTTGTCGAAACCTGGCGTACGTGACATCAACGTCGTGCTCCAGAGGAACAAGAAAGTGTCGGCACATGTATCTGACGTGGTCACGAAGTTCACTCTTCGAGACCAAACTGGCTTCGTCGATTTCAGGATTGACACATTGGACTGAACTGCCGGCAAAAGTCCGTTCATTTGGCACATCTCTCAGGAACCTGTGGCACACGCCCAAGATGTTGCTCGGAACATGGTCCACATCGGGAAACGGCAGGCACACTCCCGGCACATGGCACCCCAGTGAACACAACTGAGGCTGCGATTGCGGAAGTAGTGTGGTTTGGTGTATTACTATCAATGGTGAACCCCAGGCCTGCAACTTCGGGTTGTAGCGAGGTATCATATGTAGCAATTGGGCCCTGGAGAAAGGTCTCCCGGGCGGGTCACGGACAACGACCGCGGAACAACGGGACTGTTTCAGTCCCAATTCCGAAGATCGATACCCGTAACACACCAATCCACGTGAGCGCGTCTGCCTTAGTGCCCCCCCAGTTCGGGGGCACTCTTCATCAACTCATCGCGCATGTACTGTGCGTAATCGGCAGCAGCGAGCGCGGTGTAGTGGAGCACACTCGGATCAGATGCATCCCAAGCCGCCGATACGAGGCGCGACAGGTAGTCCACATTGGATCGATAGTCGGAGAAAGGCTTCTTGAACATAAGGTCCTGGAGGGCGGTCTTATTGATATGTACAACGCGCCGCCGAGCAAACGTCCTGACGCCGACTAGCCTCACAAGGACACCCAACAATGGGAAGGCCACAAGGGCGAGGAGAAAAGAGATAGTGATGACCGTGCCATAGAAATAGCCACATTTGTGCACACGGGACAACACCTTGGGCACATTGACGTACGACCGCCCGATGTGGTAAACGTCAGGAGAGGCTGGAAAGGATGTCTCATTCATGCCTGGAGTGCTCGACCCAAACTTCTGGATATTGGAAGCAACCACGGACTCAAGCAGCGCACCCAACAGTAGCAGGGGGATATAAGCCAGAAGGGCCAGTCCACAAAAGACGGCAGCTGTCGCCAAGAGATTACGGTACCGATTGTTGTGACTGTAGAGTATCGCCTCGATCGTATGAGGACGATTCTCGCAAATGGGGGTTGCACGGAACGATAGAGGCCGCGTGTCAGGATAGATGCACGCACGGCCAGTTTCGACGGCCGGTACACCACCAACCTCCTTGGTAGTTATCACCCAAGAACGCAGCGGAACCGCCATGGGAAGACAACAGTACTTGCTCCCCCGGAACCGCGTACTCACCCGAAAAGTCGAGCAAATCTCAGGTTGAGGCATGAAGTTGGCGAGGGGGAGCACCATGGGGTCACCCGTCTGTGACACAACGCACTGACGCCCTCCGTGGAAGGGACGTGTTACATGCGGCGCAAGTGAGGGAGCCTCGTAGTCAGCCGAAAGGGACTCCCTAATAATGTGATCAGCTATGAAGCGCTGCAAAGGTACTGGAGCCGGAGCGACGGGCTCAGCCGCCGCATCGGCGGGAGGTGGAGGAGCGACGGGTGGCGCCGCCGGATCCGCCACGGAAGGGAGCACTGGTGCCGGAACCATCACAGAGGGACCATGCTGCTCAAAGTCCGCCTCCGTCTTCACGGGCCATGGACAATCGTCGTCATTCCTGCGCGGCCTACCACGACGGACATCAAGAGGGGGATAGTCCCTATCGTAATCGCTCTGCGCATCTTCATGACCACGCCTCATGTCCTCGGCGCGCTGAATTCCCGCACGCGTGCGCTGTTGTCGCCGCGCTTGTCGATTGACGCCGGGCGGTTTGCCCACCTTGGGACGTCGGTGGGGAGGCCCAGGATTGGGCTCAATTCCGGAGCGCAGCAGCATGGACTCCACAAAAGCGCGGGTACGTGCGCTAATTAGACGAGGTTGGCGGAGTGTACGACCCAGAATGCCCAAACACCGAAAATACGAACGTTCATACCGCAGGTCAGTAATGAACTGTCGGAGCAGGGTGAGCAACACTGTCACGTTCACTACCTCCTGCTGGTTCCTACATTCAGCAACAATGATGGTGGCATGCCTGGACTCCATGAAGGCGATGGCACGATGTGCGTAACGAAGGGCACGTGAAATATTCGGTACGAAGTTGTATGGAGAATTTGGCTCCCGTGGTCTGACCATGACCGGTATGCCATCAATATCGATGGCGTTGGGATTCACGGGGGGAGGGTCGACGTTGATCTCAGGGCCATCGTCAACAGGACCCGGATTGGTCTCGATGCCGACCAATGATGGCTTGCGGTGCCTGTACCGGGCCATCAGCAACGGGGTCATCACGTACATTCTCCTTCCGTAGCCGGCACGGAATTTCTCGGTACGAACAGACGTGTATAGAAGCTGCGCGCGGGAACGAGTCATTGGTCTGACCTCCCAGGCCTGGTCGATGTTGCTGGCGCAGATGGGGCGAGAAACAGTGCTCGCGACAACAGGACGATATCCAAGTGGCGGAAAGTCATGGTCATAGTCGGTGCAGGGGGCAGGCATAGCAACAGGACGGGACCATCCTCGAACATAAGGACAATCAAAGTACATGCTCGGGGGAAAATTCCACGCACAGTCATGCAGCGTGGGATGAGGATCAGGGCAAGTGATAGTTTTACTGTCCGCCACGAGGGCGGAGCTGGCTTTTTTAACACACACTACACAATGGGGGGGGGTTTTGCTATCAATCATTGCTCGAAGCGCTGTCTTTCGGATAACCCAGATGTGTGCGATGACAGCGAGTTGGCCATCGTAGCCTATCCCTGACGGGAGGCAGTCCCGAGGGAAGCGCATCGGCGTGTCGGTGATGGGGCGCACACATCCGTGAGCGAACGCGTTTGTCTGAGAGGAGATTTTGGCATACTCCCTTCGACGCCCGCGCATAAGCTCACTCAACGAATGGGGATCAAACCCAATCGGAATCTGCGGCTCACGACGTTCTGTATTAGCGACGTAACGGTCTCTGGGGCGCAGAGGCACCAGCGATTGGCGGAAGGCTCAGTCGCGGTGCCACCCACGCTTCTTCGGCATACAGCGCAGAATTTATGCGAACCCTCGGGGGGTCAACAGGGAACGGGAGAGGAGGCGGGTCTGGTGGAGGAGGGCCGAAAGGGTCAGGAGGGACGATATAATCGCAGACAACTACGATTACGCTTTAGCCGCTTAGTCGGCTAACGTCTCCCCGATTTCGCCTGTCGGGTCGGTTCGGGGGCGTCATACTGGC